GTTGCACAAACAACTGCTGCTGCACTTTTTGTTAATTGTAATTGTCCTTCTAATGAAGTATTACCTGATACTCTTACAGTACCTAAAAAACCAGAGTTACCTGTTATAGTTGTAGCACCTGTAATCTTAGCAGTACCTCCTAATGAAGTATTTCCTGCAACATCTAATGTACCACCAACTGTAGTATTACCACTAACTCTTACTGTTCCTAAGAAACCTGCTGCTCCACTTACTGTAGCTGTAGATAATAAATTAACAGCACCTCCAACTGATACTGCTCCTCCAACTGACATAGCTCCTGCTATAGTTGCATGACCTCCAATATTTAAGTCACCAGATACAGATGCATTACCTGCAATATCTAATGTACTTCCAAGAGATACAGCACCTGTTATAGTTGCTGTGCCACCTATAGCAACATTGCCTACAAAAATACTATTACCTGACACACAAACATCATCATCAAAATCTACTTTATCACCAAATGTTTTATTTGTAAATGTTTGTGTTGCTGCTAATCCTGCTAATGTATCTGCAGATGCAGGTAATACTAAACTTATATTACCAGAAAAATCAGAATGTGCAGGTGCTTTTACTTCAGCATAATGTGCATTACCTGTTTCACAATATAATCTTATTACAGACCTTGAACCTGCATTTTTAACATCTACTATACCACCACCTAAACTTACTGTGCCACCAATAATAGCATTACCAGAAACAGATACATCATCTTTAAAATGTGCATAATCTGTAACACTTAATGTAGAACCAAGTTGTACTGCTCCTGCTATTGTTACATGTCCACCTACATTTATATCTCCTGATACAGTAACATCACCATCAAAAGTTGCATTACCTGTTGCAAAAAAAGTACCACCAACAGAAGTATTACCTGCTACATCTAATGTACTACCTAATGATACTGCTCCTGCAATAGTAGTATGACCACCAATATTCATATCACCAGATACTGAAACATCCCCATCAAATGTTCCATTACCTATAACTGTAACTGTACCACCTATATGTGCATTACCACCTATAGTTGCATTATTAACAGATATATTACCTGTAATAACTGCAGGTACATTTGTTAAGTTTGCACCATCTCCAAAGAAAGCTGAAGCACATACTTTAGAACTTACATGTACATCTCCTTTAACTGTAACATTACCACCTAATGATACATTACCTGCTACATCAAGTGTGCCACCAATACTTGTATTACCTGCTACAGTAGCTGTACCACCTATATTTATATTACCTGATACAGAAACATCATCTTCAAACTCAGCTTTACCAGTTATATTAGATGTACCACCTATAGATACATTACTTGTTACTGTTAATGTACTTGCTAAATTAACTGCACCATTTACACTTAATGTACTTTTTAAATGTGTAGCACCTTCTATAGTTGCAGTAGAAGATACTTTTAATGTACCACCTACTTGTGCATTTGAAACTGATATATTACCTGTAATAGGTATACCTGTAATATTTGTACCATCACCATAAAATGCTGAAGCACAAACTCTTTCTGCAAAAGTAGCATTACCTCCTACACCTAGTGTACCTGTTATTGTAGTATTACCTGCTACTGTTAATGTACTTGCTAAATAAGTAGCTCCTCCTACTGATAATGTTCCACCTATAGAAGCATTACCTGCAATAGTAGCTGTACCTCCAATATGTGCATCTCCACTTATACATACATCATTATCAAACTCTACCTTATCTCCAAAAGTTTTATTAGTTAAAGTATCAGTAGTAGATGTTCCTACAAGTGTTGCAGAACTTGTTGGTAATGTTATAGTTAAATTACCACTAAAAGAAGAGTGTGGAGGTGATTGTAAAGCTGCATAATGAGCATTAGAAGATTCACAATATAATCTTATATTTGATTGCGTACCTGTATTTTTTATATCTATTTGTCCACCAGATACCATTACAGTACCTGTTATTGTTGCTGTTCCTCCTACATTTAATGTACCTCCTACTATAGCATTAGATACAGATATATTACCTTCTATTGTTGCAGTTACTCCAGATAAGTTAGAACCATCTCCATAATATGCAGAAGCACTAACTTTACCAAAAACTTGCATATTACCAGATACAGACATATCATCTGATACACCAAATTTACCTGCAACTAATACTTGACTTGTTGCTACTTGTAATGCAGTATTAACTCCATCACCTGTTTGAACATTTATTAAACTTGCACTAACACCTTCATTAGCAGATACTGCCATTTTAAGAAGTTGTTTATAACTATTAGATACTAATTTTCCTGTTAATGTACTCATACTGTTTGCCACCACCTCGCTTTAGTTGTATCATCCCAAGTAAAACTAGAACTTTCCCACGTTAAACTTCTACCTGTTGTATCAGGTCTTGCATTACGAACTGCTATATCTTCTCTAGTATCTGGTGCTTTATTTTGTGGATGATTTTTTAAATCAAAATTACCTTCAAAGTCTTGAGGGCATACTAACATATTATAACTATTTAATTTCATAACTCTCATAGGATATACAAATCCACAAACATCACACATTGCTTTTGCTTTTGGAAAGTTACGTCTAGCCATTATACATATCCTAATTTAGGTTTAAAATAAATACTTGCTCTTTCTTTATCTTCTTCCATTGCTCTTTTTAATGTTTCTTCATAACTTGTTTTTAACATACTAATTCTATCCATAGGTATACCTGGTCTTTTTTGAGAAAGATAGTAAGCTAGTCCATATGTTAAACAAGGTAAAAATCTTTTTGGTATATCTGCATTTTGTCCTGCAGATTTATTTACATCTTCTAATTGTCTTATACCTTCTATAGTTAAAAGGTCTGTTGAATTTTGTGGAGTAGGATATAAAAATAATGTAGGATTATCTACATTTCTTTTTATAGCATATTGTGTTGCTCTTCCTGTTTGAAATTTATTAGGTAAAACATTAAATTCTTCAAATGATATTCTTTCTAATTGTGTTTCTGAAGCTCCTGTACTTGTCCTAGTTGTAACTATTAAAGCATCATTAACTGAGTTTTCTAATTCATAACTTGTTACACTTGCTTGCACAGTTACTACAGTTGTAAATGTTGACCATAATAATACTCCTCTATTCTGCCAATCATTTAATAATAAATTTATAGACCTACGTGCTGATTGAGGTGTATGACCAAGAGTTTGTTCACCACCTATCATTTCAGAAGCTTCTTGAATTACTTCATCAATATCTAAATTAAAATCGTATGTTCCTGACCTAGCCATATTTTCTATGTTTTTCCTTTAATTGTTTTTTAGCTGCTTTTGCTAATCTTGATTGCTCTGGTTTACCACCAAACTTTGCTCTTTGTTCTAATACAGTTAGTATTTGTATTTTTCTAGCATAAGGTTTATTTATTCTTTTAACTTTAGCTATTGTTTTTTTTGCATCTGCTACAGTTGCATATTTAATTCTAACTGTATCTTTAGGATTCTCGTCTGTATATAATCTACGACCAGAACCTTTAGGCTTTTTTCCTGTTCCTACTTTTGGGTCTCTTTTTTTTGTCATTTTTTTTCACATAATTTGAAACTATTCTAGCTTGGTTTGCATGAAGCTTAGAAGCTTTCTTTAGTTGTTTAGTTACTTTTTTTAATTGTCTTACCATGTTATATTCTTGTTGTTGTTTTTTAAATACAAATAATGTTTGATTATCCATAACACCTCCTAATTAAAGTTAGTGCGTTTCTTCAGTCAATGCTTACTTCCAACTCACAGAGTCAAACGATTATGTTTTTTTTCTTATAAATCTATATGCTGCATAAACACCTAATCCAAGTATAATATAAAGTATTCCATCAAACCAAGATATATTATGTATTGTATTAATTAGTTCAGGTGTTATATTCATTTCTTCTTTCTTTTTTTAAATGTTCTTACATTTGTAGGTTTACCACCTACACCTTGTGCTTTCATTCTTTTTCTTTTTACTGCACTCGTTATTTGAGATTTACTCATTCTATTAGCAGTAGCTCTTGGTACACATTTAGGATATTTTCTTTTGCTACCTTTTGTCGATTTTCTACCACAAGATTGAAACTTACCTTTTTTCTTGGGTGCTCCTATATCTACCCAATCACCTTTAGGTCCTTTACCAAACCATGCTGTAAGTCCACCTTTAGGTTTAGCCATTATTAACTCCTGTACCCACCACCACGTTTTTTATAAGTACGTACCAACCATGCATTAGCATAAGCAGAAGGATATACATCAAACTTTCTTTTAGCTTCTGCTTTTACTCTAGCATATAAAGAAGGATTAGTGGGCTTCGCTCCACTTTTTTTCTTTGTAGTCTTTTTTTTATTTTTACGTATAGCCATTATTTTGTTCTACCACCAGATTTACGTCTTAATGCTCCACCTTTAGACATATACTTTGTCTTTTTCATAGCACCACCTTTAGACATATATTTAGTTTTTTTAGCCATGCCACCACCCATTCGTTTTAGCATACCACCTTTTTTCATATACTTAGTAGTTTTACCACCACCTTTTCTTGGTATAAACATAGGTGTTTTAGATTGTCCACCTACAGTTTTTTTACCTGAACCTTTTTTCATATACTTAGTTTTTTTCATTTTTTTCCTCTTGCATAAAGATTGTTAAAAGTAATATCAGGGTCTGTATAACTATCATGTATTTCTGCTGAATGAATATACTGACTTGGTGCAAAGTCTGG